ATCATCAAGATCCTGATGCAATTGACTATGCAACGAGTGAAAATCCAGCCGAACATAAGTCACATAACTTAATTGAGTTAACTAATGGTCAATTTGCACTGTATCCAAATAATCGAATGAGGATCTATGATAATAGTTTGACTCCAAAAGAACCTAAAAAACCAGATTTTAAGGTTTCAACACAGTATTACTCTGTTGAAAATGGATATGAGCGACTTGGCATGGGAAATGAGGACGAATATTTCTGGAAAACAGCAAAAGAAAGAGAAAATGCTCCTAAAATTGTTGAATTTTAGTGAATAAATAAGGTAGAATTCGCATATTCAATGCCAATAGAGCGTGTCAGTAAGTCATTTAAGGACATCAGTATGTCCTTTCAGATTAATCCATTGACTTATGATCTTATTGCTATTAAAAATGAGACTGCAATTGCTCGCTCTCTTCGCAATTTGGTTCTTACAAACCAAGGAGAACGATTTTTTGATAATAATTTAGGATCAAGAGTAAATAATTTACTATTTGAGAACCTTGATGATATTACTGCATCATCAGTAAGAAGTGAAATTGAAAATGTAATCAATAATTATGAACCAAGAGTTGAATTGATATCCGTTGAAGTAAATCCAGATTATGATAACGGCGAACTTAATGTAGTAGTTAGATATTATATTGTAGGAATTGATGCTCAACCACAGCAATTATCATTCGCATTACAACCAACACGATAATGCCATTAGTTAATTTTGCAAATCTGGATTTCGACCAGATCAAAACATCCATTAAAGACTATCTCAGATCTAATTCAAATTTCACGGATTATGATTTTGAAGGATCTAATCTTTCTGTGATTATCGATACGCTTGCATATAACACATATATTACTTCATACAATGCCAATATGGTATCCAATGAAGTATTCATTGATAGTGCAACATTAAGAGAGAATGTAGTATCACTTGCAAGAAATATTGGATATGTTCCGAGATCTAGAACATCTGCAAGGGCAAATATATCTTTCTTTGTAGATACCTCAAATTATACAACTCAACCAGAGACAATTACCTTAAATAAGGGTAATGTGTGTTCCTCTGTTGTTTTTGGTTCGGAGAATTATATCTTTACAATACTAGATGATAAAACAGTACCAGTGGTTAATAATATTGCATTATTTGAAGATATTGATATCTATGAGGGCACATATGTAACAACAAGTTTTACTGTAGATTCATTTGATCCAAATCAAAGATTCATCTTACCAAATTCCGGTATTGATATTTCATCAATAAGAGTCTTTGTAAAACCAACACAATTATCAGATATTAGTCGTAAGTATATTCAAGCAAATAGTTTATTTAATGTCACATCAGAATCTCCTGTGTTTTTCGTTCAGGAAATTGAAGATGAACGATATGAATTAATTTTTGGTGATGGAGTATTTGGTAAGAAATTAGAATCTCCAAATTATATTGAAGTCACTTATTTAATAACGAATGGTGAGAATGGAAATGATATATCACAGTTTAACTTTATTGGTAAACTTACATCATCAAGAGAATCTGTTACGGTATCTTCTGGTATTTCATTAGTTACAACAAATCAATCTTCCTTTGCTGGAAGTAATATTGAATCAATTGAGTCTGTTAAAAAATATTCAACAAGAATCTATGCTTCTCAGAATAGAGCTGTAACTTCAGGTGATTATGAATCAATCATTCCAAGAATATATCCAGAAACAGAATCAGTATCTGCTTTTGGTGGAGAAGAACTTACTCCTCCACAATATGGAAAGGTTTTCATTAGTATCAAACCAACAAATGGATCATATCTTTCCAATCTAATTAAAGATAATATCAAAAAAGAATTGAAGCAATATTCCGTTTCAGGAATCGTAGCAGAAATAATTGACTTAAAATACTTATATATTGAACCAACTATTAATGTATATTACAACACAAATCTAGCAAAATCTGCAAATACTGTTTCAAGTATTGTATCTACAAATGTAGAGAGATATGCAGATTCGACAGAAATTAATAAGTTTGGTGCAAGATTTAAATATAGTAAGTTTTTGAAAATGATTGATGATAGTGACAATGCAATCACTTCTAATATCACAACAATTGTTATGAGAAGAGATCTGAGAGCAGTGTTAAATAGTTTTGCAGAATACGAAATTTGTTTTGGTAATCGTTTTTATGTTGAATGTGAGAACGGATATAATATCAAATCATCTGGATTTACTGTAAGCGGAATTATTGGAACCGTATATCTTTCAGATATGCCAAATCCAGATAAAAGAACTGGAAGTATATTTTTATTCCGTTTAAATTCGCCAACTGAACCAGTGATTGTTAGAAGATCTGTAGGAACAATTGATTATATAAAAGGAGAAATTAAATTATCTCCTATTAATATTACAGGAACATTTATTAATAGACAGTTTCCTTTAATTGAAATTTCGGCTTCTCCATATTCAAACGATGTAATAGGTCTCCAGGATTTGTATCTTCAATTAGATGTAAATAATACAATAATTGATGCAAAACCAGATAATATTGCTTCTGGTAATGATGTTACTGGAACAAATTACATAGTTTCTTCAAGTTACACCAACGGATCTTTTGTAAGATAACATGATATCGACAGATTCTCAAAGAGTTCAAATTCAAAATATTGTTGAAAATCAACTTCCTTCTTTTGTGAGGGATGATTTTCCACTGATTGCTGAATTTTTAAAGCAGTATTATATCTCTCAGGAATATCCTGGAGCATCTGTTGATTTAATACAGAACATAGATCAATATTTAAAGTTAGAGTCTCTAACAAACAATTCAAGTAGCACTGAACTTGTATCGGATATATCTTTTACCGATACAACAATTAATGTTGCTTTTGATTTAGATAATAATATTTTTGGAACATATCAATTTCCAGAGAGATATGGTCTGATTCAAATTGATGATGAAATTATTTTATACACATCCAAAACAAATAGTTCATTTAATGGATGTATTAGAGGGTTTAGTGGAGTTACTTCATATACAAACTTAAATTCTTCAGATAAATTAACTTTTTCTAGTTCAGAGGTTAATGAACACAAATCTGGAGCGCAGATTATAAATTTAAGTTCTTTATTATTTTCAGAATTTTTGAGAAAAATAAAGTATCAACTTACTCCAGGATTTGAAGATAGAGATTTTGATAATGATGTAAATGAAAGATTATTCATATCTAGAGCAAAAGACTTTTATCAAACAAAAGGAACTGATGAAGCATTTAGAATTCTTTTTGGTGCTTTGTATGGTGAAAAAGTAGAGGTCATCAACCCAAAAGATTTTCTTTTCAGACCTTCAGATGCACAATATAGAATTACAAAAGACTTGGTTGTAGAACCGATTTCTGGAAATCCACTTGATTTATTAAATCAAACTTTATTCCAGGACGAATATTCTGATTATGGAGTATCTGGTTCTTATGGTTCTATTACTAATGTTGAAAAACTTCTTTATGGTGGAAAAGAATATTATAAGTTAAGCCTAGACTCTGATTATTCAAAGGATATTACCTTAAGAGGAAGTATTTTTGGTGATTTTTCTGTTCATCCAAAAACAAAAGTAATTGGAAATATTTCTGCGGGGTCTTCTATTTTTGATGTAGATTCAACAATTGGATTTCCAGAATCTGGTGAATTGTTTGTCACATATTCTTCGGGAAATACTGGAATTGTAACTTACATTTCAAAAACTATAAATCAGTTTTTTGGAGTTTCTAATGTAAGTGAATCCATAAACTCTGCAGAAGATGTTCGATTGAATATCTATGCTTATGGATATGTTGGTATTGGCACTACAACTAGAGTTGATATGAGAATTGGAGCGGTTTTATCCGAACCAATAATTCAAGATAATACTTATTATTATTCAAAAAATGATACTGCAACAATAAAATCTCTTGGAATCACAACTTCTGGACCGAAAGTAGATAGTTGGTTATACAATCTTGCTACATCATTTGATATAAAACAAATTGAACTCACAGATTCATCCGACTTTACTTATAAAATTATAACTTATGCTGAAAATAATTTCAGTATAGGTGATGGTGTAATTATTACAGATTCTGTTTCAAAGGATGCAACAGTTATTGATGTAACAAATCCTTTTACATTTTCAATAAGAGGTCAGGGAGAACTAAACGGAGAATTTTATACAGTACAAAGAAAAATTTTAAAACCAGAAGTAAGTTCATTTTTATCAGAGTATTCGTATATTCAAAATTATTTTTCAAATATTCAGAATACATATGTCAAGTTTAATCAAGATATTTTAGTTGCAGCATCATCTTTTCCAAAATATTATGACCAACCATTAAATTTTTATGACAGAAAAATCACATTAAATGGAGAGTACTCTGGAGATACTTTTACAGTATCAGATGTATCTGATCACGGATATTATACTGGAGATGCAGTTTATTATAACGATTTTGAAACTACAGAAGAAATTGATGGTTCTCCTGTTACTACAACCAGTAGACTAGACGGATTAAGTCCTGGAGTTTATTTTATAAAGCGATTAAATTCAAGTCAATTTAAGATTTCAACAAGTCAAGCAAACTTATATAATGAAAACTATGTCTCAGTCTCTGGTATTGCAACATCAAATACTTTAGAATATATTGATTTTTATAATAAAAATCTAGAGCATCAGCAATTACTTAGAGAATTTAAATCTCCAAATAATGAAAGTGGAATATATGTGACTCAACCAGGAAGAACTGGTATGCTCGTAAATGGTGTCGAAATCTTAAATTATAAGTCAAGTGATACAATTTATTATGGAGAAATTAATTCAATTGATGTTTCGGCTAAAGGAGATGAATATGATGTGATAAATCCTCCTGTTTTAAGTATATCTGATGAAAATGGTATTAATGCAGAAGGAATTTGTGCAATTAGAGGATCTTTAAAGAGGATTGATATTACTGATCCTGGATTTGATTATGTCACCAAACCAATTGTAGATATTTCTGGAGGAAATGGATCAGGAGCTAAGGCTTCTGTTAATACTGCATATATTGAGCACTCAGTATCATTTAATTCCGATTCTGATTCGGCTCAGGTAAATCTAACAGATAGTACAATTGGTTTTTCCACATATCATAAATTTAGAAACATTGAGAGAATAATTTATAAAACAGATGGGCAGGTTGCAATTTCTGGTCTTACAACCGATTCTCAATATTTTGTTGAAACTGTTGATGCCTCTACAGTTAGATTATATCCAACAGAATCTGATGCAATTTCTGGATTGAATACTGTATCATTAACCTCCTTTGGTACTGGTATCCATAGATTGCAGTCATTTAATAAGAAACTGATTGTTTCAAATATTGTTGTTGAAAACTCTGGTTCCAATTATGAAAACAAGCAAAGATTTGTTGGAACTTCTGGTATTAATACTGCAACAAATCAAATTTATATAAAAGACCACCAATATAATTCTGGAGAAATCGTTCAGTATTCATTTAGCCAATTACCAATATCCGGTTTAAGTTCAAACACTTCATATGTAATTACTAAGGTTGATGAAGATAACTTTAAGATTTCTAGTGTTGGTTTAGGAACTACCGCTAAACTTTTTTATTATAATACAAAGCAGTATATAGATTTTACAACATCGCAGATTGGATCTGGATTACATTCATTCAATTATGAACCAGTATCTGTTTCAATTAAGGGCGAAATTGGTGTTACAACATTTTCTGGACAAAACTTTAATGCACAAATTCAACCAGTTTTTAGAGGATCTGTCGAATCTGTTCAGACCACTAACTCTGGTGTTGGATATGGATCATCAGAAATATTAAATTATAATAGACAACCAATCTTCAATCTTTCTAGTGGATCTGGCGCAGAACTTCTTCCAATTGCAAATAATGGAAGAATTGTAGAGGTTTTGGTTACTAATTCTGGAAGTGGATATAATTCACCACCAGATTTGGTAGTTTATGGAACAGGAAATTATGCGAAGTTAGTTCCTATTATCGAAAATGGTGGAATTAGATCTGTAAGAATTGATAGTCCTGGTATTGGATATGATGATACTACTCGTGTTGAAGTAATTTCTAGTGGCAGCAATGCAAAGTTTAGCGCAAATATTCAAACTTGGAATATCAACCTTTTTCAGAAATATTTCAATATTATTTCGAATGATGATGGTATTTTAGATGAATCTTTAAATGGAGATTATGGCATTCAATATACACATTTGTATGCTCCAAGAAAATTAAGAGAGTCTATCTATGGTAAAGATCAAGACAATCAAGTTAAATATGGAATTTTTGACTTACAAAAAGTAAATGGTGAAGAGGTTTCATCAAATTATCACTCGCCTATTATTGGATGGGCATATGATGGAAATCCAATTTATGGACCTTATGGATTCTCAACAAAAACGGGTGGTATTGCTAGAGCAATGAAATCTGGATATGAACCAGTTTCAAGAGGAAATCGACCACCATTTCCACAAGGATTCTTTGTAGAAGATTATGAATTTACAAATTCTGGAGATTTGGATGAACATAATGGACGATTCTGTATAACACCAGATTATCCTAATGGAGTTTATGCATATTTTGCAACTATTAATTCTTCTGGAATAGAAAATTCTGGTCCATTTAACAAATATAGAGCGCCAGTGTTTCCATATTTTGTTGGAAATACATTTAAGTCTAAGCCAAACTCCTTCAATTATAAATTATCATCAAATCAAACCGATTATGATTTAAATTCTTCGGAGTATTTTAGAAATACAACTCCATATAATTTAGAAAAAAATAATGCTTATTATGATTTTGTATTCCAACCAAATAAGTTAAAGCAACAAACTATTAATATCAATTCTTCTTCTAAAGGAAGCATTGATAATATTGGAATCTTAACTGGTGGAAATAATTATCAAGTAAATGATAAGATAGTTT